CCGCCTGAAAATGGGCGTACATTACCTTTAGAGTTCAATCGCTGTAGGATTGCGTTGTTTTGTGTTAAGTTGTCTGCCAATACTCCGCTACGACTTTGAATGGTGGTAGCGATAATATCGGTAATTGCGCTATTAGCAAATGCCATGATATTTCCTTTATTAAATTAAGTTAAACCCGACCACCCTCTACATCGGCCAATTGAGCCATCAGTACAGAGCGTCTATCCTTTGCATCCGCTTTACTCACCTGTCCGCTAGGAGTGGAGGACTTTGGACTAACAGCAGTTGCTTTAGCCTTTGCTACTTGTTGTGCTTTAGATGCTTGAGAACTTGCCGATTTCAGGAGTTTTTCCTGTTCTAGCTTGTAAGCTTCATCGTTCATACGCACAGCTTTTGCATAAGCCGATTCAAGGTCTTGGGCCAAACCTCGCTCAAGTAATTGAGCCATATCTTCCCTTACCATGTCAAAGTGCGGAAACCGCTCTTTGTTACTACTTACTCGACTGATTTCTTGGGTCAATCGAGCATTTTCTTCTTGCTCCCGAATCGCTGACAGTTGCTGAACTTGTTGCTGTGTAGCTTGAAGTTGCTGCATTAACTGTTGTTGATACGGGTCAACATACGCCTGTTCAGGCATCTGTATCGCATTTTGGTCTAATTGTATACCGTAATCTTGTGCAAGTCTATGAAACATCTGCACTTTTTCTTCGTACGGTGCTTTAGACAGAATCATGTGGGCGCGGCCAAGATTATTAATCCAAGCTACTGGGTGGATTCCTTGCGCCTGAAGTTCAGGAATATACGGTCCAATGGCTTGGGTTAACTGTCTTGCGTTATCAGCTTCAGCTTTATAGGCAGATACCCCACGCTTGTATTCAGCTTCGCGCTGATTAGCATACTCGGCAAATTTGGCAAATTCTTCCTTATCTAAAGGTTTGCCTTGTTGCATCTTATCCCAAACATCTCTGTACTCTTTTTTCCAAGTAGTAGGGCGTTTTATTTCTTCTTGATTGTCATCAGAACCTTCTGCCACCAAGTCAGGTTCTTCAGCGGAATCACTATCTTGATTGGTGCTATCTTCGGTTGTTTCTTCAGATTTACTTTTAAAGCGACCTTTTTCGTCACGGTCGTTGCTTTCGGTACTGTCACCTTCTTCTTGGTTTTCGGCTTGGATTGGGTCGTCATTTACTTCAATTTCCTTTTCAATAGGGGCTTCTAAAGTTCCTTCTTCGGCTTGCTCAAGTGCTGCTTCTAGTAATTCTCTGCGGTCATCGCTCATATATTGCTCCTATCGGTAGTTAAGTTTTGCATAAGCAATTTCAGCGATTTGACGCTTACGGGCTTCTTGCTCTTTACGGCTAAATTCATGCTTTTTCTGCTCTGTAGGCACATCATTGCCCAATTCAATACAGTTATTGCGTTTTAGGTTCTCGCGATGCTTGGAACGGCTAGAAATCCAAGATCCATCAGCCATACTGATGTGGCCTTCAATATCAGGAACAACCGTAGGGGCTTCTCTAGGGGTCATTTCAAGCTTTTGTTGCCATGCCTTGTCTGCTTCTTCGCCTTCAAACGGCAGATTCCAGTATGCAAGGTATTTTTCACGGTCATCGTACTGGGATTGGTCGTATTCTTCGTGATCCACTTTGCAATGAGGGCAAGTTACTGTGACTTTGATTAAAGCCATTACATTCTCCTTATTAAGTCAGGGATTTGGTTGTAATCTTGTGGGCGAAGGCAAATTACGCTGTCGTACCACTTGGCATTTTTCCATCGCCAGCAAACAAATTCTTCTTTTGGCAATAAAACAATGGTTTTTACGCCTAAAGCACCAGCAAGGTGAGCCGTTCCTGTGTCTACGGTCACAATTCCCTTCATGGCCTTCATGTGAGCAGCAGTTTTTACCCAGTTTGTTTTCCATCCGTCATTAGGAAGTGGGTGAAATAAGCCATCAGAATTAGGATTTAGGCTGTAAGCGTCATCACCGACTAATTCTTCCATGTGGCGATAGTCAATTGATTTTAAATAGTACAGAATTTGCTTGGATGCTTCCCAATTTACCCCAATTTTGGGTGGAATATTGGATGGCTGGGCGTGTAAATAGCCTTCTGAACCAAATATCTTGTTCTTTGTTACAGGAAACATGGCTTTTACGATAGGATGCTGCAAAGAAATATAGTATGGCAGCGACATTGAGCCAATCCAGTAGTCAGCTTTGCTCGCTTCGCCTTCACCCAAGTCATTACTAAAGACATCTACAGCGTGTATTTGTCCTAATAAATGATGTAAGGTGCTTTCCTGCAAGACATTTACCTGTTTCGCGCCCAAAGCCTTTAATGCAGGCAAAAATCTAGCAAACATCAAGATGTCACCAAAGCCTTGCTCCATTTGTACAGTAATGGTTTTCCCTAATAAGGGTTCACCGCGCCAAACTGGAATATTTAAGGATGGTGCGTAAGGTTTATCTTGCTTTGCAACAATTTCAGGATGCCAACGGTATTCAAATAACCTAAATCCAGCTTCATAGCGGCCAGCGTGTAAGTGTTCGTAGGCTAACTTATATTGCGCGTCTGCGTCTAATGTAGAAGTATTAATACCGATTCCTCATCGTCTAGTTCCTCTAGGCGTTTGGCTTCCAGTATTCGTAATTTCTCTTGTAATCGAGTAAATTCTTGTCTGTAAGCTACTGCCGCAAGGATGTTATCCCGTTGTCTTTCAAGGTAGCTTATAGACCGTTGTAAATCTTCTGTTTCAGCTAACGGTATATCAGCTTTAACCTCTTGTTTTAATTGTACTTTAGTTTTCTTAACTTTAGCAACGGGCGCGACTAAATCACGAATAGCTTGCTTACGGGAAGCGTTCGCATCTTTGGTAGACTTTTCTAATAATCGCTGTCTAGCAGCAATCTTTTGTTGAATCTTTTGTATTCTGCGGAGTTCTTCTTTTGTGTACCAAGCGTCATCACCGCCTGTATGCGCGTTAGGCGTAGGCGGTGGTATATAAACTTGAAACGCGTTATTTTGAAACGCATTAGCTTGGAAAGCAGTAGAAAACATTAGAATGTGCCGCCTGATACCCCTACAAATTTAGTAGCAGTAATTGTTGTTCCAGTAATGGTATTAGCCGCAGTTCCACCAATAGCAGGTGGGCTAGATAGGTCTAATGTGCCGCCAAGCGTTAAGCTACCGCTAGAAGTGACTGTTCCGCTTAAAGATATTCCGCTAACAGTTCCAGTTCCGCTTACAGATGTGACCGTTCCTGTGTAGTCTGTACCCCATGCTGGTGCACCTGAAACTACTCGTAGAATTTGTCCAGTACTTCCGATACCCAATTTAGACCAAACATTAGTGGCCGAACCATAGAGCAAATCGCCAATAGTTACTGTAGTTTGTCCTGTACCGCCATAGGCATAAGTGATTGTTCCTAAATCGCCTGAACCTAAAAGAGTTGTTCCGTTGACTGTTTTAATGTTTGTACCGCTGACTAATGCGGCTTGTTTGCCATTAAATGTAGTCCAATCGGTAGAAGTTAAATAACCGCTTGTGCTTGTATTAGCTTGCGCGATTACCAAATGGCTTGCAGAAGTGCCTGATCCTGATAATGGGGAATCGGCTGTTACGGCTGTCAAATATGCGCCAGCAGGCTGTTTATTGTTAAAAGTGTTCCAATCCGTACTAGACAAATAACCATTCGTGCTAGTAGTAGCTTGGCTAATGCTAATCGCTGGCGTAGTAGTTCCTGTAGCTACACTTATTGGCGCAGTTCCGCTAACGGATGTAACTGTTCCACCTGATGATGGGCTGGTATTGGTAACGGTGAAGTTAGGGTAAGTACCAGTAACACTAATGCCTGTTCCGCTAGAAATAGCAACGGTTTGGTCAGGCGCGGTATTGGTAATCGTTAAAGTGCCGCTAGTTGTAATTGGACTTCCACTAATGCTAATGCCTGTTCCTGCGGTTGCCGCTACGCTTGTGACTGTTCCAACGCTTACAGAGCCACCTAAAGCTGTTGAATTGCCATTAATTGTGATTGCAGAGTTTACAAGGGCAGAATTAGGTATAGAAGTTAGGCTTGCACCTGAACCGCTAAATGTTGTAGCAGTTATGGTTGTTCCTGTAATGGCTTTTGGCGTAGTTGCACCAATAGTCATATTGTCAATTGTTCCCACATTAGTAGGTGCAATTTCAATAGAACCTGTGCCAGTAGGTTTCATGTGGACATGACCAGTACCAGTAGGACTAATGTCAATTTGTGCGTTTGTGCCATTAATATTTGTAGCTACATTAATTGACACATTATCGCCACCACCGCCACCCATGCTTATTTGGGTTGTTCCTGCGGAATTTTTTAATGACAAACCACCTGAATTTGATGCTTGAACTATTGGTGTTGTAAGGCTTGTAGAAGCGTTAAGAGTGGTAAATTTACCTGTGCTTGTAGTCGTTGCGCCAATTGTTGTGCCGTCAATAGCACCACCTGTAATTGCTACAGAATTGGCATTTTGCGTGGACATCGTGCCAAAGCCACTAATGTCTGTATTAGTTAAAACGACTGTACCTGTATATCCGTTTACGCTTGTTACAGCGTCAGTATTGTCTATTTTTTGCCATGCCGAACCGTTATATACCGCCCAATCGCCCACTTGCCAATCAGTAATACCGTTAAGGTTTGTAGAACCAGCAACAGACACAACATAGTAATAACCTTTAGTACCGCTACTGGAAACAAGTGTAGGCGTATTTGTGTTTGCGTTCCATGTTCCTTGGTAACTTAATGCGCCAATAACTGCGGCTGGCAATTGGCTAATAGGGACTGTTCCACTACCGTCAAGAGTTGCAACGCCATTCGCCACACCTGCGTCTTTTGTGCTGGCAGTACCAAGACCAGTAACATCCGTATTAGGGATGGTAGAACTAGCAGTCATATTGCTAGTGCCATTGCCCTTTACATAGCCTGTCAAAGTTGCTGCGCCTGTACCACCGTTAGCAACAGGAACTGTACCAACTAAATCATGCGTATCATTCCAATTAGATGGCTGGACAATTGTGGTATCACCCGAATCAGGGATAGCACTTACAAACTTGTGCTTTACGGTAATAGCCATTATTGAACTCCGATGATTTTACCGTCTGCACCCCGTAATACTTGTTTTGGTCGGCTGTGGTTTTCGTTGATAGTCTGTACCATCTGACCAATGACATTTGCCATCTGTTGATTTCCTTGGCTTATTGCGTCAGCAATAGGTTGTAGTGGATGTTCCATAGATTTTGCCATATCTTCTTCTGACATATAGGCCATTTCACCGTTAGATTCATCAGCACCAATACGGGCTACTTCAATCTTTGCGCCATTGTTAATGTGGGCCAATAAGACTTGAGTATTGCGTTCAGTCATCATCTTCATTTGCGCTACACGCATATCCATTTCGGCTTGCTGACGATTACGCTGATCTTCCAATTGGAATTTAAGCTGGTTTTCTTGGGCCTGATACTCTTGTTTAGCTTTCTCAAGTTCCATCTGCATCTGCATTTTTTGTTGTTCAAGGGCCATATCTTGCTGTGCTTTAGCGGCATCAGCTTGAATCTTGGCTTGCTCAATCTGCATCTGCATTTGTAGTTTTTGCATTTCAGGTGTCGGCGGTTTAGGCTGACCTTCTGCTTTTTGTGCCTGTTCACGGAATTTATCAGCAGTTTCGTCAATAAGACCTTCAAGACCTTTACCAGCTTTAAACGCGGTTACTGCAAACTTAAGCATTTCCATTAGCATCGGTGTGGTTTCAGGAACGGCAGTAGCCATCGGAACGGCTTGCTGGAAGAACTGGCCCATTGCGGTCAAGAACTCCATGCGGTCAGCTTTTTCTTGCTGTTCATCTTGGAAAATCATTGAATCGCTGGTGACTTCGATACGGAAGTTTTTGGCGGCTTCGTTACGCAATAATCCTAATGCTTGCGGTATAAGTTGTTGATCTTGTGGGCTTAACTGCATCGCGCCCGAAATCTTGACAATTGTATCGTCTGTAAAGTGATTGCAGATAATCTGCGCTTTAATAGACAACAGTTCGGTAGCAAAGTCTACTACTGCGTGTTGCATAGTCTTTAATCGACCAGCAGCGTTGTTAGACTTAATAATCTGTGCGCCAAGGGTTTCGTTAGGGTCTGTTTGACCACGCTGAATGTCAGCAATACCCATGATTTCGTAGATTTGACCCTTGACTTGGTCCATCGCCTGATAAGACATCTGCAACGCAGAAGCAATAGGGGCAATGTCTACAAGATTGATTGCGCCTTGCATACCTTGTTTTTCGGCAAACGCGCCCCAGTTTTTAACTGGAATCAATGTATTGTTTTCGCCTTCGGTAAACAAACGACCCAATGCAGGTTCTGATGCGTCATAAACACCCCGAACTTTAAGGGCTTGTATAAACCCGTCTATACGGTCAGCCAATGTGTCTAACTGACGGGCTTGGTCTTGGTACAAAACATAGTCAGGAATCGGGATAAGCGAATCGCTAGTTAATGTAGAAAACAAAGGCTTTGGACATGGCCAAAAGTTCTCAAGCTTTAATGGGTCAGGGCGTACATCAAGGATTTCACCCATAGACTTGGATAGCCAAAGCACTTCACCGCTGGTCTTATCCCAAATCTCGTAAACACAAGCTTCTCTTGCGCCTTCACCCATCTTTTCGTTAAAAGACTTGGATGTTTCAGGCTTGGTGTCCAACGGGATTTTGTTACCCAATTCTTCGCCAAAGCGTTCTACCAATGCTGGGCGGCCAAGATATACCTTACGCCATACGGCTGTTACTTCTTCCCATGTACGGGCTACTGTCAAGCCAAAGTCACGCCAGTTCACATAATCTACGGGCGCGCACTCATACTCAATACGCTCTTGGTCCTCACGATAGATGCCGCCTTCTGTTTCGGCTTCGTCAATATCTTCTGTAATTTGGTAGCCATCATCAGGTGCGCCTTCAGCTTCATCATTCATTTCACCAACAATATGTGGTTCATAACGAACCCATGCTGTGCCGCGACCACCAAGCAATCTGTCTGTAACTGCTTGATTCATAGCGGATTTATAGTCACCGTAGTGGGTAATTTCATAATCCAATGCTCGTTCAAGCATCATAGAAGCTACGCGCCCAATTGGGTCGTTGTCACGGAATCTGCGGCTTACATCAGGGCGCGGTAAACGAGCAAAGATAGCAGGAGTAATGGTTTGGACATTTGACCAAAGGATATTGAACTTGGCATTAGGGTTATTCCTAGTGCGATTGTCATCACGATACCGTTTTACAATCTTGTCTGCTCGACCTTCCCATTCCTTATATGTGCGTTCGTACTGGGCGATTGTGTTGTACCACTCTTGGTATTCGTGATTCATATTTATATCCTGCGGTATGTTGATTTGGGTGTTTCTTTCCACATATCGTTTAGCGTAACATCCGTTTCACCGACATGAAGTCCTTTAACTCGGTCATCTTTGAGGATAGGGCTGTCCTCATCTTTCCAAACAATTGATAAATAACGGAAGGCATCGGCAGAGTGACTTGTCCAATCATGCTTTGGGCGATCTCTAAATACTTTTTTATCATCATCCCACTCTCGCTGATATTGGCGCAAACATTCGATACCTTCTTCGCATCTATTATCGAACCAAGCGCGAGTTAATGCAAGTCGAGTTGCCTGTATTCCGTCTTGAAGTGACAGGTTTGGAACGATTTTTAGGTGTTTTATGTCGATTTTTGTCGAAATTTGTTCGATTATGCTCTTACCACCACTAGCTAGTGTTTTTGCCCGTGCGTCATGTGGCAAGTAATGGTAGCCATATTTGTACCCAAATTCATCTTCTTTTTGAGCCAACAATCCTGTGTAAAAAGGTATTGCCTGACCGTTTGATGAGTGATGGTCAAGTACCCGTATTTCACCGTAAACTACCTGAAACCACCAAATACTTGTACTGTCATTGAATCCCAAATCCCATGCTGTATGGCAGGGAAACATAGGGTCATAGTCAACCGTAGTGATGCGCTCAAGGTCGGTCAATCTACGCATCTCTTGGCCATAGTACGCGCCCAATATGGCCGCTTCAAATGAGCAAAGAAATTCAGCTTCGTATTGATTTGCAGACATCATGCGCTGGGCATCTAATAATTCGGCATCAGGCAATAATCCTGACTGGTCTGCGCGAAGGGTCTTTGAATACCAATCAGGGTTGTTTTGAGCATTTTTAAAGATTTCATAAAAGCCGTTATGACCTTTAGGTGTACCAATAAATGTAGCCCATCCACCCCTGTCAGCAAGGGCTGGTCTGATAATCTCACCCCAAACTCTAGGCTTCATATCCGCATATTCGTCAAGCACGATACCGTCACAATAGTTTCCGCGAAGGCTATCAGGGGAATCAGCACCAAACAGTCGGATTCGCGCACCATTATGTAGTTGAACCCATAATTCTGATTGATTTGCCTTGGCAAGCGCAGGTGCAGCAAAGCGCAACAAATAGTCCCAAGCTACTGATTTGGCCTGACTGTATAGTGGGCAAAGGTAAAAGTAACGACCATCAGGCTTTTCTTCTTTAATTGCCCTACGGATAAGGTCATTAATGCTGGCTACGGTCTTTCCAGCCCTTCGGTGACATACAAGTACCGCCCAACGCTGTTTACGATTGTGGAACGCTTTAAACGCTTCTCTTGCCTTGTATTCAAATTCGTGAACTACTACATCACTCATCTTGCCACTTGTAAATGTGGGTTATAGGCTTGGCTTCATCGCCAATGTGTTCTGTTCTAGCCAATTTAGGCACATGATATTCAGCTACTTGCATGAAGCAATCAAAAGCGACCTTTGGGGCAAGCTTTTCGTTCATAGCGATCTCGTCAAGCCATTGTTGTAGTTTGTCAGCGTTACCATCCACGAACTTGGCAATCGCTTCTCTAGCGAGTGCTGTGGACTTATTAGGGCTACCTTTAGGCCTTCCCTTTGGATTATTTGTTTGTTGTTTATTCGTCATATCTGTGTCAAGTAGTTGATTAAGATAACTTAATAATTGATATAATTGTAATACAAAACAAGGAGTTTGTAATGACACCGACCGTAAATGTTGATGTACCTATGCCTAAACCAATGTTAGAAGCATTGACATTGTTAGAAACTTATTGCATAGCCACCAATACCAATAGTGTTGACCATGAATTTGTATGTCATTTTTTACAATGGCAATTTAGTAAAGAATTAGCTAAAAAATTTAAAAACGAATACTTGTATCAATAACCCAAGTCTTTTAACAATTTTGCGGTAAGAATGCCTGCATAAGGCTTCATTTGCATTGCTCTTAAGTCTGTTTGTGCTGGTGCGGTAGGATTTGTTATGTTGCGCTCTTTAACTACATTTGGCAATAACTCAAAAATGTTGTGTTCACGCTCTAGTGTTCCAAGTCCTTGACCTGCTACACCTCTTGGATAGGATGGATGACCTGACTTCATAATCATAGGCTGACCAGCATAAATTTCACCCACATTCATAATCCCACCTTCTGCCGCGTTTATTTGCCGCGGATCAGTCACCGATAACCTTGCCTGACCTATATTTAAACTGCCAGCATTACGAAAATCTCTATCCATAATCTGCATAATGGAATCACGAACAATTTTAGGAGCATTGCGATATTGATTAATGCTTTCTACAGAATCAATACCATGCCAATTAGGTATAAGGTCTTTAATTGCCCCATTTAACATACGCTTATCAGATTTATTCATAGCGGCTTCTGCATGAGCAAGCATTGATTCGCCTGTCATATGAGCAAAATCGTTGCTGGTTGGGGCCATGCGCCACGGAATGTATAAAGGATTTTGGCCTGTTACTTCTTTAAGCATTTCCGCATTCTTAACTATTGGTGACACAGCATTTTGAGCAGATGCCCATACTTGATTAGGATTATTAAACATATAATCCTGACCGCCATGCAAATGAACTGGTCTTTTAAACATTACATCATTAATGCCTAGCAAATCACCACCAGCGGCAGTTCGGTCTGACATACTGGTAATAAACGGTCTGCCTTCAAAATCAGCTAAAGATATTTTTGGTATTACAGTTTTGTTTAATTGCTCTACTACAGGAACAGTATTAGCAATTTTTTCTTGTTCTAGTTTTCTAGGGTCAAATCTTGGGTCAAATTCACCAATTTTAGTATTTCTTAAAGCATCAGCCATTGATTTATTTGGTGGCGTAATGTAATTAATGCCGCCTATTTTTGCAAGATAATTTTCTGCCATTTCTGCCGCTTTTGGGGCTAATGATCTTGCGGCTGGGCCAGCAAAAGGTGCGGCCATGCTTGCAACGGCTAAAGGCAACGCTACATCTTCACCTTGCTTGTAACCTTGTTCGTTACCATATTTGCGACTACCAACCATTGCACCTTCAGCAAAACCAGTTTGATTTGGAAGTTGATTTTGTCCAAATAATTGCGTAAAAGCCTGTGGATTGTACATAAACCTTTGCGCTTCGGTAGGCAGATTTGTTATAGTATCCGCGCCCTGACGAAGCATATCCGCAAGGTTATCACTCCAGCCCATTTATTTAACTTCTTTATCCAAGTCTTTAAGCTTGTTAGCAATTAACTTTCTACGGGCGATGCGGTCAGCTTGATTCTTTTCAAGCGTAGATTGCTTGTGTTCGCGCAATAGGTCATTGCCTTTGGAAAATTTTTTGTCCATGTGTTTCATTCTGCGTCACGCTTACCCAAAAACTTACCATAAGCTTCTTCTAGCTTGGCTTTGCGGCTGCCTTTGGCATTGTCGCGCTCTACATTCAAAGCAATTGCGATTGCCTGTTTTTTAGGCTTTCCAGCTTTCATTTCGGTTTTGATATTTTTACCGACTGATTTTTCTGATCCTGATTTGTCTAATGGCATGATTTATCCTTTAAATTTAAGTAGATAGATGGTTGTGTCAATTTCTTGCGCGATATTGTCAATCAATTGCACAATCTCTGAATCTGTCGGCAAGTCTGAACGAGCATCTTTAACAAATGCTTGCAAGGATTGTAAATATGCCAACGGTTCTTTAGGCATATGGTATGTGCTTGGAAATTCAGTAATTTGACCATAAATGCCAAAATAGCACTCCGCTAGTTCATCTGCGGCTTCGATAATGCTCTCGTAAAAATGGCCTAAAGTCTTGTGTTTTGCGTAAGATTTGGTAGCCCAATGGAAAAAATGGGTATTAGTACCTGCATGAAGCAAGGTTGCCAAAAATAATGCCATCGATTTTTCCATAATCTCACCTAAATGTAGGGCCATAAGCCCACGAAACTGCTGAATAACGAGTTCCGCTTGTTACAGGTATTACTCGATGCTGTAAAAAAGACGGAAAAACAACTATATCTCCCTGATATTTTAATACATTTTCGTCTTTATTTGATTCTAATTCAAGCCCACCACCTTCAAAATCTTCATTTAACAAAATGCTGATGGATAGTTTGCGTTGTTCATCGTTTATGGGCGATTTGGAATCCATGTGCCAGTCATAATGACCGCCAGCTTGGTATTGGGACATTTGGACATTTTCTAATCTGCGGATGTCATAACCCCAGTATTTGTTTGCTTCAACGATATATGATTGAACTACGCATCCAATTTGAGTTAGCAAATCTTCCCAGTAAATGTTGGTAATTCTAGCTTTTAGGTCAACTTCACCTTTATCAATACGATTGACTTCAGCGGTTTTGCTTTTGTTCCAATCTATTGATTTAATTGCATATTCGCAAAATTCTTTAGGTAACGCTTTTTCAAATCTGTGAAAGTATTTATTTAACACGCTGAATTACTCCAAGGGCGCGGATTGCAGCATCCACATTATCCACACGACTGATAGGGCCGCCCTTCCATTTTCCCATAAACTCTAATTGGTCAGGCGTAAATTTTGCCTTTGCATCGCGTTTAATTTCCATAAGCAGGGTTTCGCCTGCATATCCAACTAACAGGTCAGGACAGCCGTGCTTCATTGACGCTAAAGACACTACAGTTGCGCCAGCTTCACGCAATGCTTTAACTATTTCTTTATGGTTTGTATCTATTCTTGCGTATGTCATTGATTTCTCATTAAAATAGATTAGTATTGGC